GCTGAGCAGATCAACAAAGTCGAGAACTACCGTGACCCAGACAGCTTTGCTGACATTGTTCGTGGTATGCACCTTTACGGACGCAAAATCTTGCGCCCCGAGGCACTTATCACAGCACGTTACAACGCTGCTTAATCTTAAGTAATCTATCGGGCTGGTCTCTTTTGAGGCTGGCCCTTTAGCTCTTTTAACCTACGAGGATTCCAATAATGGCTATCACAACAGCAATGTGTACAAGCTTTAAGTCGGAACTATTGGGTGGTACTCATGATTTGGATACTCACTCCATTAAACTGGCATTAATTAAAGCTACACCCACAGGAACATACGGCGCTGCTACAACCAACTACTCTGACGTAACAGGTAACTCTGACGAAGCTACAGGTACAGGTTACACTGCAGGGGGTCAGGTTTTAGACAGTGTGACTATCTCAACAGACGGTACAACAGCAATAGTAGATATTGCAGATGAAGTGTTTACCTCATCTACTATTTCTGCAGATGGGTGTATTATCTATAATGCTTCTGCTTCCAATGCTGCTATTGCAGTAATTGACTTCGGCGGCACTCAAACGTCTACAAATGGTGACTACACTATCCAGTTCCCTGCTGCAGACGCTTCAAACGCTATCATCCGTATCGCTTAATAGGAGCATAAACTATGGCTCTAGTAATTAAAGACAGAGTAAAACAAACAACCACTACTACTGGTACGGGTACACTTACCCTTAACGGTACTATAGATGGCTTTCAGACTTTTGCTGCTGCTCTGTCTGATGGCGATACTACGTATTATGCTTTACTAGAGCCTAGCACTAATAACTGGGAAGTCGGGCTTGGAACATGGACAGAAGGTTCATCACTCCTTGCCCGTACTACCATTTTAGCAAGTTCTAATGCAGGTAGTGCGGTTAACCTTACGGCTCAGGCTGAAGTGTTTATTACACAACCTGCAGGTAAAGCTGCATTCTTTAACGCTGCGGGTGATCTTGCTCTTAATCGTGATCCTCAAAGCTCACTACAGGCTGCAACAAAACAGTATGTTGACACGATTGCAGCAGCGGGTATTCACTATCATGCTCCTGTACGTGTTGAACATCCTAGCAATCTTACTGCAACTTATAATAATGGTACTGCAGGTGTAGGTGCTACTTTAACTAATTCAGGTACTCAAGCAGCACTTGTTCTTGATAGTATTACTATGGTAGCTGCTGATCGTGTACTTGTATCTAATCAAACAGATCAAACTCAAAACGGTGTCTACACTGTAACAAACATTGGTTCTGGTTCTACTAACTGGGTTCTTACTCGTGCTACGGATGCAGATAGCTACGGCCCTTCTGATTCAGATGCACTCGGAGAAGGTGACGCATTCTTTATTAAAGAAGGTAATACTAACGCAGGTCACTTAGATGTTATGACAACATCAGGTACAATTACCTTTGGTACAACTAACATTGTGTTTTCAGAGGTAGCTGAGACCTCTATCTATAGTGCAGGTAATGGTCTTACTTTAACAGGTACTGTCTTTACGGCTGATGCAGGTACAGGTGTCACTGTAGATGGTACAGGCATTAACATTGGTCAGGCTGTAGAGACAACCTCTGATGTAACCTTTAATAGTGTAGCAGCAGCCCTAACAGGGAACGTGACAGGCAATGTTACGGGTGATGTAACAGGTAATGCTGATACAGCTACTGCCCTTGAGACTGCTCGTAACATTGGTGGTGTATCATTTGATGGTACAGCAAGCATAAACCTTCCCGGTGTTAATACTACGGGTAACCAAGACACAACAGGCAATGCAGCTACTGCAACAGCTTGGGCTACAGGACGCACTATCAGTCTGACAGGTGATATCACTGGTAGTGTCACTGGTGTAGATGGTACAGGTAACGCATCTATTGCTACTACTATCCAGCCTAACTCTGTAGCATTAGGTACTGACACTACAGGTGATTACGTATCTACCGTTACATCAGGTAACTACCTTACAGGCGGTACTACAGGTGAGGGTTCTACACCTACACTTAACGTAGATGCTACACCAACTAACACAGCATCTAAAGTTGTAGCACGTGATGCTTCTGGTAACTTTAGTGCTGGTACTATTACAGGTGCATTGAGCGGTAATGCTACTACTGCATCTGCATTGGCTACAGCACGTAATATTGCTGTCACTGGCGCTGTCACAGGTAATGCTAACTTTGATGGTTCTGGTAATATTAGCATTGCTACTACTGCTACATCTGACCCGACAGTTACACTCACAGGCGCAGTCACTGGCTCTGGGACAATGACCAACTTGGGCAACGTGTCCATTGCTACCACAGCCACGGCTGACCCAACGCTGACGCTTTCTGGTGATGCGTCTGGTAGTGCTACATTCACTAACCTTGGCAATGCTACGCTCTCAGTCACAGTTGCAGACGACAGCCACAACCACGTTATTTCAAACGTAGATGGCTTGCAGACTGCGCTGAATGGTAAGCTGTCCACATCAGGCACGGCGGCTAACAGTAACTTGTTGGATGGCATTGATAGTGGCAGCTTCTTGCGTAGTGATGCTACCGATACTGCTTCTGGAATAATTACCTTTCAAAACTCGGCAGATGCTCAGATTGTCCTTAACGGCAACGGCAGCACATGGGCAGGCATCAACTGGGTTGATGGTAACGGCTCAGATAACATGTGGTTTTACGGTGGCACGGGTACTTTTTCATTGGGCGGCGGCGGCTCTGCTGTTGCAGGCAAAAAGCTGCATGTTGATGGGGGTTTGTCTGTAGGTTCTAGTTCAGATGGTACGGTTACTCCTACAGAAGGAATATACTCTCAAGGCGCTATATCTGCAGGCGGTAATGTTTACACTGACGGATCAGTAGCAGAAGATTATGATGCACTGTCAGGTACATCACCAACATGTAACGTAGACAATGCTGGTGCATTCAGCCTTACAATGTCGGGTAACACCACTTTCACATTTAGCGGTGCAGACAGCGGCTGGAGTATGGGCTTCATCCTACAACTAACAGGCAACGGCTCAACAGTCACATGGCCTAGCTCAGTAAAGTGGGCAGGTGGTACAGCCCCAGATGCTCCTGCTTCAGGTGAAACAGATATCTTAGTCTTCCATTCACGTGATGGTGGTTCTAACTGGTATGGTGTACTCGCAAGTGATGCTGCTGCATAAGGAGTAAAGCATGGCCTACTCAACTAATCCTTTCTCAGTAGCTACCTTTGGTGAAAGCTATGAACAGGCCAATGCTTCCTTTGTACTTACAGGTGTTGTAGGTACAGGTGCAGTAGGTGATCCTGATATTAGCTCACGTACTAATGTTGATCTCACAGGCGTACAAGGTAATGGTGCAGCAGGTAGTGCAACAGCAGCAGCAGGTGCAGTAGTTGTACCATCAGCAGTAACAGCTACAGGTGCAGCAGGTGCTATTACAGTAGACGGTGGTGTAGGTACAACTCCTACTATCACAATGGCTACAGCATTTACTGCAAGTCTGGGTGGCATTACCGTAAGTGCAGGGTTTGGCCCAACTATACAGCCTGTAGGGTTTGGCTTACAGATCATCACTGACTCACTACTAGTAGAGGGTGATGAGGTTGTAGTAGAGTCAGACGCTAACATCAGCCTAGCAGGTAAAGGTGTAGGTGGTACGCTATTAGGCAATACTGTCACACTAGATTGTCAGGCTGTAGTAGTACCAACAGGAGTACAGGGTACATTTACTGTAGGCGATGAAACTATTAATGCGATACAGTTTGACTATGAGTCAATCAAAGAAAACTACAGCAGAGATCGTACTGCTTACATAGGTGAGTATAGCACACTAGGTAACACAGCGTATGTACGTGCAGCATAGGAATAATAATAATGTCTCTTAAATGGCCTAACAAAGATCCTGACGAAATACTAGACTATAGCATTGACTGGTCTCGCTTTCTTAGCGGTGCAACACTTAGTAGTGTTACTTGGTTTGTTGATGACGCTGCTGGTGTAAAGACTCAACTTATTCCTAGTGGACAGCTTGTAAAAGGTATTCAGCTTATCTCTGCTACTAATACAGACAAAGTGGCTACTGCACGTTTAGGCTCTGGTGATAATAATATACAGTACCAGTTCTACTGCCGCATAGCCGACACGAATGGTTTAGTAGTAGAGCGTAAGGTTCGTTTACGTGTAAGGAATAAATAATGGCATATAACTATTTAGGACTAGTAAACGAAGTAAACCGCCGCCTTAACGAAGTAGAACTATCAAGTTCTAACTTTGCTACAGCTGCAGGCTTCTATAGTTCAGCTAAAGACGCTGTAAATGCTTCGCTACTACACATCAACCATGAAGAGTATAACTGGCCTTGGAATCACATTCTAGAAGAAGAGACTCTTACTGCTGGTGTAACACGCTACGATTATCCTACTGATGCTAAACTAATCGATATGAATAGCTTTCGCATTAAGAAAGATGCCTCATTAAGTGTAAGCACTACTAAACTAAAATCTATGGATTACCAAGAATACCTTGACAACTATGTTGATTATGAGTATAACACTGGTAGCGACTTACAAGATCTTCCTCGTTTTGTTTCTCGTTCTCCTAGTAAAGAGTTTCTAATAGTACCTACTCCAGACAAAGCATATGAAATAGTATATGAGTACTACCGCAATCAGGTATCACTTGAGTTGTATGATGATGTACCTAATGTTCCTATTGAGTTTAAGCATATTATTGTAGATGGTGCCATGTTCTACGCTTATCAGTTCCGTTCTGATACACAGGCATCTCAGATTGCACAAGGCAAGTTTGAATCTGGTATTAAGTACATGCGTAGTTTGTATATTAACCGTTACGACTATATACGTTCTACAATGATTACACGTAACAAACCTAGCCTAAGAGTAACATAATAATGGCTACACAGTGGCAAACATTTCCTATCCAGTTTGGTGGCGGGTTAATATCTAACCTTAGCCCTTTACAGCATGGTATGTCTGATATAGGTTCTGCATCTATTTTACAGAACTTTGAGCCTACCCTAGATGGTGGCTACAAGAAAGTATTAGGTTATCAGAAGCTAGCTAATGCAGCAGTTACGGGTACTGGAGCTATACAGGGTTTAGCTATTGTTCCTGAAGTAGGAGTAGAGAAAGCTATTGCTGTACGTAACGGTATTTACTACGAGATCAATGCCAATGATGCTACACCTGCTTGGGTATCTTTGGGTACAGCAGCTGATACTAACATCACTAAGGTACGCAAAGAGAATTACACTTTTACAGGCACAAAGAAGATCGTGTTCGTTGATGGTGTTAATTACCCAGCATACTATGATGTAACAGCAGGTACTCTAACGTATCTTACAGGTTCAGGTACAGGCAATACATCTGTAGAGAATGCCTCATTTGTATTACTTTATAAGAGCACATTATTCTTTGCAGTTGGTACTGAGTTAGTTTTTACAGCACCTTATGCAGACACAGACTTTAACCCTGCTAATGGTGCTGGTTCTATCAATGTAGCCTCTACCATCACAGGTATGGCAGTGTACCGTAATAGCTTAATCGTATTTTGCAATGACAGGATTGTACAGATTAGCGGTTCTAGTGCTGCAGATTTTACATTAAACACAGTAACAGATGATATTGGTTGCTTAGAGCCTGATACAATACAAGAAGTAGGTGGTGACGTTATGTTCCTTGCACCTGATGGTGTCAGGACACTTAGTTCCACAGAACGTATTGGTGATTTTGGTCTGGACGTTACTTCTAGGATTATACGCCCTACACTAAATAAACAGAAAGCTACAGCCACAAGCTTTACGAGCTATGTTATTCGTGAGAAAGCACAGTATCGTTTGTTTAGCTACGCTTCTACAGAACGAGCTAATGTTGCTAAGGGTGTATTAGCTACAAAGTTTATTGACCAGGGTGGGCAAGGCTTTCAGTGGGCTGAGCTTAAAGGTTACAAAGTATACGTATGCGATTCTTTACTAATAAATGACATTGAGCTTATTTATGCAGCTAACGAAGACGGTTATGTGTATAGGCATGAAGTAGGTTCTAACAGGGATAGTAATAATATTGACGCTATCTTTGAGTCTGCTTACATGCCAGTGAATGACCCACAAGTACGTAAGACTTTTTATAAGCTAGACTTGTATCTTAAACCAGAGGGTCTATTTACCTGTTCTGCTAGTATTAAACTAGACAGAAATGATGCTAATGTCATACAACCTGCAGCGTTTACTATAACTGGTACGGGTGGCGGTGCAGTATTTGGCTCTACAGAGTCTATCTTTGGTACATCTCTGTACACCAGCCCAAACGATGAGACATATAAGAACAACCTGATAGGTTCAGGAAAGACTGTTGCTCTACGTATAGAAGACAATAGTGCCAATGCAAGCTTTACTCTTGATACCGCTATTCTAGAGTTTACTACAGAAGATAGACAGTAAGGATAAAACATGGGTACAGGTTACATACGTACTGACACAGCAGACAACATAGCTAATGGTAATGTTATTGACGCTGATGATCTAGACACAGAGTTTAATGCCATAGAGGGTGCTTTCAATAGCTCTACTGGTCACACGCATGACGGCACCTCTTCTGAAGGGGCTCCTATTACTGTAGTAGGCCCAACGCAGGATATTGTTGTTACAGCTACTATCATGCGCCCTAAGACCACTAACGTGCTTAGCTTAGGTACAGATGCAGTTCGATACAAGGACATCTTCTTAGAAGGCAATGCTGATGTAGATGGTACGCTTAACGCAGAAGGCGCTGCTACACTGCAGAGCACTCTTAACGTAACTAGTAACGCTACTATTGGTGGTAACCTCACTGTAACAGGCAATGCTACTATTGCAGGTAATACGACACTAGGTAATGCTGCTACAGATATAGTCTCCTTTGTATCTGACGTTGCATCAAGCATCTTACCTAGTGTAGATGATACGTATGACTTAGGTGCTGTAGGTGCTGAGTGGCGTAACCTCTATATTGACGGTACAGCTAACATTGACACTGCTGCAGTAGACACTGCTAACGTAGGTACTTTAAATGTTACAGGTAATGCTGATGTAGACGGTGACCTTACTGTTACAGGTACTATTAATTCATCCATCACTGGTAACGCAACTACAGCAAGCACTCTTGCTACAGCACGTACTATCGCCCTAGGAGGTGATGTATCAGGTGCCGCTAACTTTGATGGCTCATCTAATATTACCATTACTACAGTTATTGCTGATGACAGTCACAACCACACTATTGCTAACATAGATGGTCTGCAGGCTGTGTTAGACTCTAAGTCTGCTA